GTCTCCGTACCCGTTCTATTTATGTTCTGGTTAGGGAAATTGTCAAATGGTAAATTTGAACAAGATCTTTTCCCATCCCATACCCAATCCGATTTTTCCTCTTTATCCACCATTTGTGGAAATCTAAGAAGATCACGGTAAAGTCTCTCGTTGAAGTCTACAAGAGGTGTTCCGATGGAAGCGGCACTAATCACTGAAGAAATAGCTAATTGATCTTTTCCATATTCTGATAGACCAGATTTTTCAAAAATAAAATCAGGTATACTATCAATATGATCACGATCAAAGCCCATTCTTAAACAGAGTATTTCAAAAATATATCTCTGTTCCCAAAAAGTTTTTTTGGCAAGATTAATATCCCACTCTCCCTCCAACAACCCCAAGATTAATTTCAAGGAAGAAAAAGTTTTTTCTGGATTAACAAAATCAAATTCACTGGTTCTAGTAACGGTCTGATCGACCATACCTTTTCCACGATTCATAATGATTCCATAATTCAAAATACGAACTTGGTTGACACTCCGAACAATTTTTACATCTGTTCCATCCCATTCCTTATCCTCGTAATAACAGATTTTAAACATCTGACTATTTATTTGGCAAATTTTATCAGAAAAGAGGTTCTTCCCTAAAGAAGGTAAAAACCCAATTTCTCTGACATCTGAACAGAAATTCTCATATTCATTTTGAAAACAACAAAAAAGAATATCATCTCCGTTCACAAGTACATTCGGAACCGCTAAATTGCGACTCTTAAAACAGTACTTGAAGATCAAATAATTTGCCAAACAAAGGATAGGAAATGATAAAACATGACCCATCAATTGTCCATTTTTTTGCTTAACTACATCTTCGGATTTAAGTTCAGTACACATGAGAGATCCTCCCTTTCTTTTCTTTTTATCCGTTGAAAACAACGGATCATAAAATTTTGAAAGATCGTTAGATCTACTTACACACGTATCTTTATACCTAATATTGGTTCTAAGGAAGGACTCAAAAATAAAAGAATTTTGAGAATTTTCCTTTCCTATGATTTCTTCCAAGATCATCGACGAAACTGCTGATTTTAAATTATCAGTAGCTCCCGTATAATCACCGGAACACCATTTCATACCCAGTCTAAAACTGTCAGAAACGAACCAAATATCTTCCTCCCGAATAGGATGTTGGGGTCCAACTTGAAATTGACGAAATTTTTGTAATTTCGAATTCAAATATTTTTGTAGACCATTCAATTTTTCATAACTTCCAGCAGAAGGTTTAGTTATAATACGACTTTTAAGAGGTTCCAAGATGGATACCGGTTCGACAAAATTTCTTTTGTCGATTGGTACAACCTTCTTATAACCGATATAAAAATCTCTAACTTCACTATCGAGGATCAAAGCAGAATAAACTGGTTCAACGAGAGTTTTATTTCTCATATAACCAATAAACTGCTGATCCCTCACTGCTCGAATATCGAAATATCGAACGGCTCCACTCTTCGAAAAGGCACCTAACCAAAAATCTCTTTCTACATCCTCGGAAAATCCGGGATTTGAGAGATCTTCGTCAAGTTCCATTTCGATGCAACCCTGAGCAAAACCTACCTGTCCACCACCAGCCACTCCTACCTCTACTGTTGCTCTAACAGACATTAATGGAATTAAATCCAAAATGCTCTGGAGCTTTTCGGGAGAAATTTTAAAGTCACGACTAAATTCCTTTCGGAATATAGTTCGCATACCTCGTAAAATTTTCTCCGGAACAACCGTATCCTTTGTCAAAGCAGTCTTATGAACACATAGACTCTTGTCAATCTTATCAATACGTATTGGAAGTAGACCTCTTTTAACACCCTGAAAAAGTGTATAAATAATAGAAGCGTCTTTTCTTCGTAACTTTCCCTCTCCAACCTTTCCTCTGGAAATAATGCGATTAAGTTTTTGATTAGCCTTACGGCTTAAAAAACATTTTCCAGCATATCCAATGGGTATTTCCGGTCTTTCAGTTTGAAAAGCATCAGCAAAAATAAGATTAACCAATATCTTAAAAT